TCAGAACAGGACGAGATCGCATGTTGCGGCCGACCAGTTGCACTTGGTGTCTGCGTTCGCCGTGATGGCCGGAAAGTGGATCGTTTGCAGGTCGTTGCAGCTCTTATAACCTGAGAACGACTGCCGGAAATATCCGATCGTGAAATCGGGCGGGGTCCACCGATAGTCGAAGTACACCGTCACGTAGGTGAGGTCATCCTGCACGTCGTAGGCGATCCATACGTTAATCCCATGTCCAACTCCACCGATGCCCAGCGGGCAAAACCTGTCAGCGAAAACGATCTGGTGGCCCCACCAGCAATGCTTGCAGGTGTGCCCAGGGGTGATGCCGTGGTGAGCGCCCCCCGAGGGGTGCACGTTCGTTCCTAAAAAGTCACACACGAACGTATCGTTCCAGTTGACGCATGCCGCGCAAGAACCGTTGGTCACGCCGGCAAACGTCACCTCGGGCTGCATCGTGCTGGCCTGGCTGCTGCACGTCATGCAGATGGCATCGCCACCGCAGCAGCGGCAGGGGAAGAATTGGGCCGACGGCATCAGCAATCCGCTGGCACGCTCTGACCAGCCGACCGGTCCGCCTGCTGATCGTCGCCTCATGCCTAGCATTGTCCCGCCACCAGGTCGTAGCCCGTTCCGACGTGCTGGGCTTGGGCCCACTTACCCGTGGCCAAATCGGCGTAGCGATTCCAGGCATCGATCGTGATGCCCATGCTGGTCTCGCTCCCCTTGGTCGGCCCGCCGTAGATGGTACAGACACCCGTATCATCGACGTCATGCGCGGCGTTGGTTTTCACAATCAGCTCGCGGACCGGCACCCGCTTGCAATAAACGATATCGCCGTCGTCCCGCTCGCGAATTCGATCCGTCACGAGGAAACCGTAGTACCCCTTATACAGCTTGAATTGCCCATTCTTGGGGCCCCACATTTCCCCTTCGGCCGGATCGTCCGCCGTGTCGAACAGGGCCCAGGACCAATCGGACAGGCTCGCGCCACCCAGTTTGTTGCTCTCCACTTCGTTGGGACCGTTGACCGCGAACAACAGCGGCATGCGCGACGTGCCCAATCGCTTGGCCTTAAAACATTCGTAATCGTCGATGTCGGTCCAACCGTCGCTGTAGATCACGCCATAGGGCGGGATGGTGACTCCCGCATCGTTGCGGAACGGATCGAACGCCGGCAGATCGTAGCCCGACAGCCCGCCACCCGGGACACGCAATGCCGGCATGGCCTCCACGCGACGGACCATGCTGGAGATCCGCCGCGCCGCCTGCTGGGTGAAACCAAAGTTCTTACCAGCCATCCATCACCATCCCAACCAACAAGTTGCCTGGTAAAAACTATTGAGGATTCTCGCGCACGATCACTTCGACCAGCACCCCTTGGCCTTGCGTGCCGGTCGAACCGCTGGCGGCGATCACCACCTGCAAACTGTCGCCGGCCACCAGCGTGGGCGTGCCCGAGAGGGTGCCGCTGAGCACCTGCCGATCGGTGGCCGCATCGTCCACCGTGATCACACCGGTGAGGATCGTCGCGTACGCGCCGCCGCCGGTGCTCTTCTTGACATCGACGGTAAACAGTTTGTTGCCGCCGTTGGGTGCGGTGACGGTGAGCACCTTGACCGCCACCACGGTGGCGGCCGCGGCGGCGATATGCACCGGTGCCGATTGGCTCACCACGTCGGCCCCTTCGACCTGGCGATAGTGGCACGGGATCTGATGCACCACCTTGGTGGCCTCGATCCCCGCGTTGCCCTCAATGTGGTTGGCCTTAATTGCGGCGGGGGGAATCGTCACGCTGGCGGCGGACAGGTTCCCATTTACGTACACGTTGCCTTCAAGCCGAGAATCGGACATTGCAAATACTCCTTACCACAAGCCCAGCGAAAAGAAGGACGTGGTTCCTTTGCTCTCAAACTCCAAGTAAATCGGGTCCGCACCCTCGGCCAACCGCTTGCCGTCGTTGTCGAGGTCGACCGGCGTGGTGATGGGGTAGCCATCCGCCCCGGTGATGCGCACCAACTTGCCGTCGATCTTTTCGCGCGTCCCCTGGTTGCGCGGTCGGCGGGTCCACCCCTTGGGGTTGGCCAGAATCTCATACCGCCGGGCCCAGTAGGCCACACCGTTTTCGTACAGCTCTTCGCCGCTGAGCTTTTTGATCAACAGCGTGTTGGGTGGCCAACCGCCCACCGAATCGCTGTTGCATTTGTTGGCGTAGGCCTGCACGTCTCCCTGGGAAAAGCTGGCGGTGTTTTTGGTGATGACCAGCGCCGTCACATAGTCCAGCTCCACGATCGGATCAGCAAACTTGTCGCCGGCCGTGTTGACCACCTTCTTATCTTCGTCGCGCGCGTCGAACTCCAGCGGATATTCTTGGCCTTCCACGTCGACGGTCCACTTGGCCGGCCGGGCGAGCGGGTTGGGGTCGTTGTCTCCCCCTTCGGTCTCGGGCTTCACCTTGTTGTTGTAGCCGCAGTGCACGCGATACTCCGCCGGGCCGATCTGCTCGCATTCCTTTTGGTGGCAGACGGCCTGCAGGTCGAACGGATGCAAGCTCCACAGCGAGGGGACTTTCAACCCACTGTTGGGATCCTGCGCGTTCATCACCGGGACTTGGTTGCGCGGATCGTGCGAGTTGTCCATTTGCACAGTGAACGTCTCGCGATAGGTCCGATCGCGCGTCTCGGCCGTCCAGGTGGAACGGGGCGAATTGCGAAAGATGGTCACGCGCAGCACGCCCATTTAGGGAATCTCCGCCTGGGCTAGTTCGATTTGGCTTTGCGGCGCGTTGTTGCGCAGCAGCTCGACCAAGGCCTTTTGCAACTCGACCTGGCGGCGCAGCTCGGCCAGGCTGTCTTTCTGGTATTGCTCCGCATCGCGGCCCAGCTCTTGGCTGATGGTCGCCTTGTAATCCGCCACGCTCCCTTGATCGATCACCTCGGGCAACACGGCGTCTTTGGCCATGGCCTTATCGATATCCTCTTGCCGCCGCTTCTCTTCGTTGGCCAAGTCTTTCTCGAGGTCGTGTTGCTTTTCGATCGCTTCGATCAGATCGTGCTTGCGCTGCAGCTCGCCGGTACCGGCCAGACCCGCTTCGGCCAGCTTGGTGATCTCTTGCTCTTGCTGGCTGATCCCCTCCAGCACGGCCAGCCGTTGGTCGAGTTGTTTGTTGATCGACTCGTAATTCTCTTCCAACGCTTTGAGTTCTTGGGCTGCCACCACCTCCGCTTGCATGGCCGCCAGCCGGTCATACTCCGCCTCGCCGATGCGCTCCATGTCGAGCGTCATCAGGGCCAGTTCCGACTTGGAGAAAGTCAGTTCATCGGCTTGGCGCTTCAGCGTTTCTTCCAACTTGGCCGCTGCCTCTTCGGCCTTCTCGATCGCGTCGGCTTCGGCCATGGCCGCTTCGCCCGCGGCCAGGTCGGTCGGGCTTTTTTCTGGTTGCGCCGGCAGCCCCTCGGCCCAGGGAGCGACGTTGCCGGCCGAGGTCAGTTTTTTGTCGGCATCGTCCACTACGTCATCAAACGCAGCGGAGAAGCTATCCTGCCACGCCTCCGGGTCGATGCCGAACAGACTGGCGATTCCCGATCCCCCAATGCCTACCGTCATCACGGTCATGGCCTTGCCGATGTCAAGCAAACCCCGGACCCCTTGAATCACCATCAACGCGAACTCGGACATCACCGTGAGCGCGGGGGCAAAATCGGCCGCGAGCCCCTGCCCCACCATCGAACCGGCTTTGTTCAGCGTGTCGTAGGCATCGGCCGCTTCCTGCGCGGCGGCCACCTGATCTTCACCCAGCGTCAGCGCGAGCGCTTCCATGTGCTGGCGGGCCTTCTCGATCTCACCCGAGTTGCTCAGGATATTGATCACGCCCTGGGCGCTCTTGCCGAAGATGGCATAAGCCATTTGCGCCCGCTGCACCGGATCTTCGATCCCGCTGATCTGGTCGCCGATCGCTTCGAAGGCGCTGGTCGCATCCATCCCAATCAGGTCGCTGACGTCGAGGCCCAGTTTCTCGATCGCGTCGGCCGCCTTGCCGCCGTCGGCCGCGGCGGTGGCCAGGATGCGAGGCAGCTTGCCGATCGCTCCGGTGATCGATTCAAGCGAGCTGCCGGCCATGTTGCCCGCCTGCTCGAGCGCATTGAGCTCGTTGACCGTGGTGCCCAGGCTGTTGGCCAGGTCGGCCGTCTCGTCGATCTGGCCGATCAGGTCCACAAACTTGGCCAGCCCCGCACCGATCGAGACGCCGGCCGCCAGGTTGGTGAGGATGGCTTGGGCATTGCCGGCAAAGCCTTTCAACACCGTCTCCCCCTTGCCACAGCCCGAGATCAGTTTCTCGGTGCGGGCCACCAGGTCGATATCGAGTTTGCCAATTAGGGCCATCGTTGACTATTCCGCTGGCGTTTCCGCAGATGGGTTGCCGAATTCGTGCTCGGTCCAGGTCACAAACATTTCCATGTTGCGGCGCATCTCCGCTTCACTTTGTTCAGGCTTCTCCACCTCCGCCTCGCGGTTGAGTCGCGGAAAAATATCTTCCGCAGTGAAATCCCGCCGGCCTTTGCCGAATGGTCGATAGTTGATGATCGTGCTGGTCAGCTCGCCGATTCGCTTCTCCGCTTCGACGTCGCCGAAGCGGGTCAGCCGATAGACGGCTTGCCACTCCCGCAACTCCACCGCGTCAAGCGATTCCAGCAGCTCGCGCCGCGTTCTTCCCAGATGCCCGGCCAGCAAATATTGAAACAGCCGGCCGGACTCGATTAGTTTTTTTCGATGTCCTCCTTCTTGCGCTGCAGGCGGTTCAACTCGCAGCAGACGTCATAGATGGCGGAAGCGTCGGGCGCTTGGAACAGGCCCACCAATTCCGTCTCGCCATCGGTAAACAAGCGTGCGCCGTTGCCGTCACATAGGCAGCGCGTGTTCAGGATGGCCCTCACATTGGGCACCCGCCCCTCGAACTCTTTGCGCTGGGCAATCATTTCCTGTTCCCAGCCATCCAACTCCGCGCCGGTCATGCGGCGGACCAACACGCTGCCGCCGCTGGGCAGGGGTACTTCTTCGCGCGGCAAGGTCGAAACGTCGAGACCGGAACGGCTCAGCAACTCTTCGCGAGTCAACATAAAACAGCACTCTCACAAACGGGGGTTGGTGGAAACTGAACTACGCCGCAGGCGTGAAGGTCCACACGCCAGCAGCGCGCACTTTGATCTCGGCCGCCAGCTTGTCACCGCGCGCGGCCTTGGGTTTGAACCCGGTATAGAAACCGTTGCCGCCGTGGCTCGATCCGTCGGGATACTCGACCGATTTGGCGGCCACTGTCTTGGCGGCCATCGCGGCGAGAATCGACGAATGCGTGGCTTCCTTGGGATCGTAAACCACGTCCATGGTGACCTCGCCGTAGTCCGGAATATCGGGCAACGATTCAATGCCAGCCGAATCGAGTGCGGTCACATCGATCGACGCGGCGCTAACGCCGGGCCCGTCGATGTTGACCACCTTGACGCAAGCGGTCGAACCATCTTTGAACTTGGTCCCTTGGCTGGAACGTGCGGTATGCGGCATGATTGGTCCCCCTCAACAAAAAGAATCAGGTGTGCGTTGGTGCGCCTTCGCGGTGGGCAATCACCAAATCGAGGCGATGCCCAAACAGTTGGCCTTCGTCGGTGTCGGTGGCGTCGTCATACACTTCGCCTTCGTCCACCAGCTCCACGTACTCAATCCAGACCCCGGTCTCATCGCCGCCCCACCACATTTGCATTTCTCCATCCAGCGCGTTGCGGAGCGCCTCAGCCAGACGGGCGGCTTGCGCCTTGGTGCGGGCCAGGCAATCCAACTGCAAACGGGGAAACGCCAGGCCGGCCGGACCTTCCAAGGTTTGCTCGCGTGGGGCGCTGACCTTGGTGTATCGAATGGCCGGGAACGCGACCCCTGCCGGGATCACGCCGGGATAGATCCGCGAGCGGACCAGCCCGGTGACGCTGGCCTTGGTCGCCAGTTGCGCGATCAGTGCTTCTTCAACCAGCATGGGTTCCCGCCAAATCGATCTCGCGTTTCACTTCGCTGGTGTAAGTAGCCAGCGCCTCTTGCTTCTTCTCGTCCCACGCCGGCCGCATGAACGGTTGCGCGGGCTGACGGGTGGTGCCGTACTCGACCATCCCGCCATAGAACGTGTCCCCCTTGAAGTCCCCCTGCCCCGTGGTGACGCGGAAGCCGACCCGCCCCTTTTTGCGTTTCATCGCCCGGACCTTGATCGACTTTTTCAACCGGCCCCGCGGTGAGCGTAGTTTCTGGCCCCGCTTGGGCTTGTCCTGCATCGGGGCCAACTCTTTGGCGCGGGCGGCGATCAGCTTGGTGGCGGCACGGCCCGCCTTGGACAACGCGCGGCGCTCCACCTTCTGCGGGAATTCCCGCAGATTCTTGAGCACCTTGCTGAGGTCGGCCGAACTGACCGAACCGCTAACCGACATGGGCCACCCGCTCGATCGTGATCTCAGTACAAAGCAACTCCAGCTCCCGGCCCCGCTCTTTGGGGTCGATCGCGCTATTGATCGAATACAAATGGGTCCGCCCCTCTCGATCGACCCAGCGAAGGCGCCAGCTCGCGTCGAGGCCTGGGAAGTAACGCAGCACAATCCGCACGCTTCCCACCGCCGTGGCGGCGGCGGCGGCTTGCAGCAGCTCGCGGCCGGTCAATGGCTCGATGCCAGCCCGCACGCGGCCACGTCGCAGGAAAACTTCGGTCGGTTGACCGAAGCTGTCTTGCGAGGTGCTGGGAGCTTCCAGCTCGACCCAATGCTTTAGCCGTCCCGCATTCATCGTTTTGGTATTCCCCAGGCCCTGAACCTGGGCCTGGCCGCTTTCCTGGCCAAGTGACTTAGTAGAAGGTTTCGACGCCGTGGGTTTGCAGTAGCAGTTGGAGGGTTTGCGGGATCTCAGTCACGATGTTGCCGACGTTCACGCTCTCGCGTTGTTCGTACCAGTGCGAGGCCAGGAAGCGGATCGCTTGCTTGGCCCAGTCGGGCACGTCATCGGCCGCATCGCCGAAGCCGCACACCACGTCGAGCGTGACGGCTTCCGGTTGCCGCCTGGCGATCGGCCAGGTGAAACCATACGCCGGCACCAATTGCGGACGTCCGGTGGTGGTGAGCTGATACAACTCCTCGTCGAGCTCGACTGTCTCGCCCGCATCGTCCACGTAGTTGATCGTGACGGATTGCACGGGACGGGGCAGCAGCGGGATCGATCGATCTTGCCAGCAGTTGCCGCGTGGGAACTGATCGAACGCCAGCCGCCAAGTCGCGGTGATGAACTGCAAGTTGGTCCACTGCTCGATCGTCTGCCGGGCGGCGGCGATCTTTAGTTTGACTTCCTCCTGCTCGGCCGGGTCATACAGGTTGTGATGCGCGGCGAAGTCATCGAACGTCACCACTTCGACGGCTGGGGGCGTAATCAACTCTCGGCCGCTGGCGGCAATCATTGCTTACGTCCCCAAACCGTGCGGCGTGGCGGTTGCTCAACCGCCGACGAACTTGACCGCTTCCTTGATCGTGGCATCCAGGCTGATGGGGCATTTGCGGCCCTTGTACAGGATCGCGATCATGCCATCGATCACCGCGTTGGCGGTGGCTCGCTTGACCTGGCAGCGGACATACGGCTTGTTGCGCGGGTTACCGCTCAACTGCATGTCGAGGATCAAGGCCTTGTTGCCGTCGGCATCGGCCAGGGCTGCGGTCGCCGCCCCGGTGATATCCGTCGCATCGCTCCCGTTCGAAGCGGCGCCGCTCTGGGCTTGCAGGCTGGTGACCTGCGTGGCGGTCAGCGCGCCGAACAGGGTCACCCATGCAATGCCGTCGTAGCCCCTGGTGTCCAGGGCCGTCGAGCTTTGCACGCTGGTACCCGCGGCCACCGCGTTCATGACGCGGACGAATTTGCACTCTTCGACAAGGTGGTTCATGGCTTCCCTCGTTTGGGTCGAGAAGCGGCCGACGGCCGCATGGCGTTTTCAGGTGGTCCCGCGGTGGCCGTTTCCGGCCCCGCCCAATGTGCTTGACCATCGGCGACCAATGCCCTGGCTTCGGTCTCGCTCACCTCAATGCGCGTGCCGGGTGGCTGGTGAAAGCCCATTCCGGCGCGGTGTGTGTCGAGAATCACCCAAGGCATTGGTCGACCAGTTGCTTTCTATGGCCCGCGATTACGCGGCAGCCATCTGTAAGTGCTTGACCGGGTTGGTTCCCGCGTCCATCAGTTGCGAATCGTGACGGCTGAAAGCGACGATGCCGATCTGGTTGTAGTCGGCGTAGCGCTCTTTCAGGATCATCACCCGCACGCTGTTGATGTCGCGGATCCAATGCTTGGTCAACTGCCCGTACACGATCGGGATGGTGCTCGCGGCAGGCGCGGCCATCTCCATGGCGATCTGATACGGATCGTTGAAGATCCGATCGGGCTCCCCTTCGCGCGTGCTGGGCTGCCACAAGTAATTGAGCTGCTGATCTTTCAGCTTCCGCAGCAGCAGCAACGTAGCGTCACTGAGCATGTAGCCCGCCCCCACGCGATAGGCCGGATCGACCGAGTGGCGAAGATCCAGGATCTCGTCGAAGGTAATCGCCGCGACAGCCGCGGCGGTTTTGCCCAAGGTCGAGGCAGGCACGATCCCATACGGCATGCCGGTGCCGGTGCCGAGGGTGAACTCTTCCGCGCCGATGCGTCCGAGTCGTTCGCCCAGTGCACCACCCAGATAGCCCATCAGGTCGAAGGCCGCATCCTCGATCAACGCATACGGCAGCAGCACGATGTCGCTGGTGTAGTCGTACGCGCGGAACGTGACGGTACCGAGTGTGGGTTTCACTTCGGTGACCTGCTTGTTCTCACCCAGACGCCGGCCCTTGTTGCCGGTGTCGTTGATGGTGGGCCAAGTCATTTCTTCGCCGGTCGAGGTGCGCAGCACCGTCGCCACGTTGCGGATCCCGCCGTACTGGGCCAACGCTTCCTCGAAGCTGTTGGCAAAGCTCGAGCGGATGGCGAACGCCCCCGACGTGCCGGTATGGATCGACAAGGCCCGCTGATCGGGCTCTTGCGGCACGAAGCCATTGCCGCGGTAGCGGCGGGCCTTGCGCCCCAGGCCCAAGTTCAGCTCGCGCACGGTCGGATTAAACCCGATCCGCTCGCACGCTTCGCGGTGGTTGGTGGGGATCTCACGACCAGCACCGGCGCGGCAGAAGGCCCTTAGCGCCAGGTCGCGGTCATCCTCGCGCGTCTCGTCGCGATCGTTGTCGCCGCGCGGGTTGCCGCGCTGATCTTCACGCCCGGGGGGCAGGTTGCGGTTGCGCTCTTCGTCCTCGCGCTTGTCCCCTTCCCACTCGGCGAGCTGCTTGGCGCGATCGATCTTGCCGGTGTACCCGGTAATGTCTTTGTTGAGCGCTTCCCACTGGCCTTGCTCTTCGGCGGTAAAGTCCCGCTTTTCCGACAGGGCCTTGTCGTTCAGGTCGCGCGATTGCTTGACCAGCTTGGCTCGCTCTTCGTAGAGCTGTTTGAGTTGGACCGACACGAGATTCCCTCCCGCACGGTGGCAGGAGGCTTGTCGGCGGGCCCAAAAGAAAATCGGCCCTAAAAGCTTCCGGCCGACCGCGCACAATGTTTTGGTGTGCGTGATCTGACCGCGAGCTTCCGGCCGACTGGGCAGCTAGAACACTTCGCTATGGCTTGGCGACTGGGCGCCTCGCACTGCTGCGTGAATGATTACCCGCGTTAAACTTCCTTGTCAAGCAACTCGAGCGCTCGCGACCGCTGCGCGTGCCGGGTTTGCACGCCGGCCTGATGCCGCGCAAGTGCCTGCCGCGCTTCATCTTCATCGCCGCGCGCCAAGGCCCGCAAAACTTTTTGCGAACGGACGCCCACGCTGGTGGCCGTATAGGCTGGAAACGTCACCGGGCCCACGTCGAACAGCTCCACGCCGCGGACCTCGCGGATCCAGGTTTCTTTGCCGTCGAGCTTCTCCATGCGCCACTCTTCATCGGTGGTCAGAAACGAGAACGAGCAACCCGACATATCCTGGCGGCGGATCTGTTTGACGGTATCGGTCCCCACCTGCGTATCGTCGGTGTCGATCTCGAACCGCAGCCCCACGTCATCGATCGCCAGCCGCATGGTCCCCGCAGCCGTCCGCCCCAGCAGCAGGTTGGGGTCATGGTTGCACAAGCCGCGCACGTCATCGGGCCGGGACAAGGCCCCGTCGAAGGCGCCGCGCATGATCCGTTCCACCATGCCATCCCACAGCACGTATTCGGTGTTGGGCGTCCCATCGTAGAACACGGCCCCATAGCCGCTGATCATGGGGGCCTTACCCTCTTCGCGGGATTCCACGCGGACCTCGCGCAACTCGCGCGGCACAAAGCGACGTTCGACGATCATGCTCCACCACCTTTCTGATTCCATTGGTCGATCAACCGGGCCGGTAAGGTGCGCTCGAGTTCCGTGGCCGTCCGCTCGATCGCTTCCGCGAATTGCTCGCGCGTGGCAGTGTCGTATACCACGGTCAGTGCGTTGTACACCGCGTTCGACAGGCAACTTCGCCACTCTTCCACGTCTCCGTCTCGATACTGCGCGTGGGGCTGCAACACCGCTTCGATCGTGGCGCGGTTCTCCGCGTGAAGGCGCTGCGTGAATTCCAGGAACGTGCGGGGCTCTTTTGCCGCGCGGCGGGCCTGCGTGGTCAAGCGGCGTACCATCCGCGACACCGCATCGGCGAAGATCTGCCGGTGATACTCGGCGGCCCGATCGTTCTTGCCGCCGTCGTCATCGTCATCGTCCGGATCTTCGGGATCATCCGCGGGTGGTGGCTCCTGCGTTCCTTTCGTGGGCGGAGCGTTTTGCGGTCCGCTCATGTTGAGCGGATCCAAGAATTCATCGCCCCCCGGTACCGGCGGCAGGTTTTCCCGGGCGCGAACTTCGTTGCGGGTCATGAACGGCCGCGATCCCAACGCCGTGTTGTAGGCGGCGTATCGCTCGGACAGATTGGCCCGCACCAAGGCCTGCCGCACGAACTCGAAGTAGTGGCTTTCGTTCTGCTGCTCTTCCTCGGTCAGCAGCTTGGCGTTGCATTCATGTTCGAACGCGCAGAGCCAGGGATCGAAACCCTCGTCAACCAGCGATTGATTCTCTTGCTCCAAGCTGCTGTAGCTGTTGGTCCCATCCTCACCCAGCTTGTGCGGCGGGATCCCCAGAATGTTAGCCATTTCGCGGTTGGTGAAACGCTTCGTCTCCAGCAACTGCGACTCGCGCGCCGTCTTGCTGAACGGCTTGACCGTCAGACCGTTGGATAGCACCGCCACCTTATGCGCTCGATCGAGGCCCTGGTGAACGTCGTTCCACACCTTGGCGATTTCTTCGCGCGTGGGCTTGCTAACATTGCCGGGGGTTTCCAGAACCACCGACGGCTCGGCCCCATTCTTGAAGTACACCGCTTGATAGTCGCGCGCCGCGATCGACAGGCCCAACGTCTCGCGGGCCACCACACTCAGCACGTCGTAACCGACCAGGCCGTCATAGCCCAGCCCGTGAATGTGCAGCACCTCATGCGGGAAGAGCTTTCGCAGTCCGTGGCCTGGCACCTGCACCACGTACCACAACTGGCCGTTGGCCCTCAGCGGTGTCACCGTGTCGGGATCCATTGGGATCAATTGCTTTAAGCGGAACGCGGCGCCTTCACCGCGATCGATGTAGGCATATCCGTTGCCACGCTGCAGCGCGTGCCCCATCAGCCGCTGCTTGAAGTAATAGGCGTTCTCTTCATCGTTAGCCCGGCGGCGGACCAGCCCGTAGGCCGGGTGATCCTTGGCCTTGGTCAAATCCTCAGAACGGTAAACGCATAGCGGAACCTTGGCCACGGTGTTGGCGATCAAGTTCAACCCGCGCCAGTATCCGGGGACCGATAGCGCCTTGGTGCGCCCGACCTTCACGCCCGTTTTGCTCTCGCTGTAGCCCAGCACACTTTCGGCCGCGTCGGCCCACTCTTCCCAACTTTTGCTGGGATTCTCCACCGACCGACGTTGCAACAAGCGCCCGATCATTCCTGTGACCCCCGATCACTGAGACTCTCTAGCACTCGACCCATGAACGAGACCAACAGCACCGTGGCCCCACCGACGATCAACGCGCAAGGCACGCTCAACCAGGCCACTCCCGCCACCAGGCAAACGAACGCCACCAACTCGACTGCATCTTTCATAGGACGGAAATGCTGGGAGTGTTATCGGGTTCCATCGCCAACGCCAGCGCCATGATCGCACTAACCACACCGTCGATTTTGCGGGGCTGCTCGTGAGGTGGTTTCACCGGTCGCACGTATCCTTCCGCGCTCGTCTTGAATTGGGCATTGCCGACCTGCCAGGTGAACACGGGATGATCGGCGTGGTGAAAGGTTCCGTTGATGACCAACCGGCTGAACTGCTGGCAAGGATCGTTGTAGCTGTTGTAGTTCTGGGTAAACTCCTTGCGCTCCAACCCATCCTCTTCTTCCAACTGTTGGATCAAGGTCTCTGCGTTGTGCGGATCGTAGGCAAAGCGGACCAATTGGAACCGCTGCGAGATCTCGACAATCCTCCGCCTCACAAACTGATAATCAATCGTTCGTCCTGGGCACACCTCGAGGTGGCCCGACTTGGCCCAAGCCAAATATTGCGGGGGAGCATCCTTGGCGTGAATGCGGGCCTCGGGCAACCAGAACCATGGCCATGCTCGAAACCTATCCTCGCCCCACGGGAACACCAATACAAAGGCGGTTGTGTCCTGTGTCTTGGAAAGATCCAACCCGCCAAAGCAAGGGCAGCCCTCCAGCTCGTCCAGCGTGTAGGGCAACGCGCACGCTTGCCAATCCTCGGCCCGAATTGCCGGGTTGGTTCCCGTGCTCCAGATGTTCAAACTATAGCGCTTGAAGGTGGCGATATCGGCCGGTCCGAGTTGCATCACCTCTTCGACGTCGTGGGCAAACTCTTCCGGGTCGATCGTGACGCCAAAGCTGGGGTTAGCTTTCTTCCACACTTCGGGGTCTTTCCAGTCATCCTCGGGGCTGGCCTCGAAGATCAACGCCAGCAATCGATCGTCGTCTACCTCGCCGCTGATGACTTGCTTGGCGTAGGTGTACTGCGTTTTACACACCGACAGATCATCGTCGCCGGCCGTGGTGATGACAATCTGTAGCGGCTGCCGCCGGCCGCGGAAGGCGTACCGTAGCGAGTTCCAATAGCGGATATCGTTCCAACTGTGCAGCTCGTCGATCAACAGCCCGTGGGCGTTGATCCCTTCCTGCGACCGATGCCCCTTGGCCAGCGGCTGATAGCTGCTGTTGGTCCGCGTGTCGGCAATGACCTTGGTGCTGTAGTTGATCTTCAGGTGTTTGTCGAGCACCTCCGACATTTCGACCATCCGCATGGCTTCGCCGTGGATGATCGATGCCTGCTGACGATCGTTGGCCGCGCTGTAGACTCGCGCGCCCAGCTCGCCGTCGCCCACCAGCAAATACAAACCGATGGCCGCCAGCAGCGTGCTCTTACCGTTCTTCTTGGGCACGAACAGAAAAGCGCGAGTGAACCGCCGCCGGCCATCCTTGCGCCGCCAGCCGAACAGGCGCATCACAAAGTCTTTTTGCCAGGCCAGCAGCTTGAACGGCTTGCCCGCGAACTCGCCCAGGGAGTGTTTGCAGAATCGTTCGATGAACGCGACCGCCCGCAAACCATGCTGCGCGGAAAAGTAGCAACCCCGCCGCGCGGCGCGTGGGTCGCTCTTATCGCGAAACCATTGTTTGGTCTCGCCGTCAACCTTGCGGCGTCCTGCCGTCTTGCGGGTCATACCGCGTCCCTGAACTCAGCATCGAACGCGGCCAACGGATCCTTGGGCTTCTCCCGCCCTACCACAATCCGCACGCGGGCCAACGGGCTCAAACCGAACTCCGCCAACAGCGCCTTGTACTGCTTGAACGCCATCGATTTCAGGTGCACGTACGGGCTGATGTAAGCCCCCTTCTCGCCGGCCATGACTTCGCCGAAGCGCTCCACGTTCTGACAGGCGGCCACGTAGTCGCTGTAACTCTGGCAGAGCATGGCCAGCGTGCCACGGTCCAGCTCCGTCAGCACCTTGGTCGGTCCCAACTGATTGACCAACCGATCCCACTCATCGCGCGCCGCCCCGTCTAAGAAGGCGGGCGGTTCAGGTGTGGTCGAAACGACCGCCAGCGTTTCCGGCAGCGGTCGCTTGCCCGGATTGCCCGCTAGGGCTTTAGCATTGGGCGACTTTGGCCGACGGCCTCTTGGTGCCATGCGCGGACCTCATCCGACAGCGCCGTCAGCGGGACGGGGAACAAACCTTGCCGGCCGCGGTACTTGATCGGCTCGGCCAGCGCCCGCACGTCCGACAACTGCCAGCACTCGGGGCCGCTGGCAAACGGATCGACCTTGCACGCTTCCAACGGCACGACCGCCGCGAGCTGGCAGACTGCAACGATTTGGCCATAGGCAAGATCCTCGGGTACCGTCAACCCTTGCGACTCCAGCCAGCGCGTAGCGTAATCCAAGGCGGTTTTGCCGCGCCCCGCGTGAATCAACAGCGGGCCGCGATAGCGCGGCTTCCAGGTGCGATTCTCGATCCGCTTGGGTCCGTGGCTGATTGCCCAGGCCCACGGTTGCAGGATCGTCAGCGCGGGGACCGTCGCAGGTTTCTTGCGTGGGGGCATTGCGTCGAACATGACTACCAACCCTCCCCGACACAATACGCGGGCGCGCCTTGCTCACTCTTGACCCACTCGAGCGCCTCAGCGTAGATGTCCGCTCGCGGCTTCATGCGTTCATAGGGCGACAGCAAGAAGTCCCACAGCGCGGCGCACCCATTGTCGCCGGCATATTCGGGGTAACGGCTGGCGATCGAGGCGGCCAACGTATCGTAGCCAGGGATCCGGGTGTAATCCCCACCCTCAACCTTGTGCGCCAACCGTGCCGCGAAGCCATGCCGCCAGAAGGGCCAGCAGCCCTTGGAGGTGTAAGAGCACCAGGCCGCCTCGCGCACTTCATTGGCATGCGCTCGCGATTCACGCTCACGCTCCAGCAGCTCGGCGGCTGCGTCTTGCACCAACCGCCAGGCGATCCCCGCGGCCTTGGCTTCCCGTTTTACTTCGTCGATCGTCATGGCTTGGGCTCCTGCAAACGTCATCAACTGAGACGCATCCTAAGAACCCCATCGGTGCGTGGGAGGAGGGAAAATCCTGGGAATTGCAGGGGTTTTCAGGCCATTCGAGCCATGGCCAAAGCGAGCCTAGAGTTGCGTGGGCGAAGTTTTTTCCGCCCGATTTTTAGGCCACGATCCCCAACGCGCGGGCCTCATCGACACGCACCGGGCCTACGTATTGGAAACCGGCCGTCACCCGCGACACCGCGTTGGTTTTGCGGATCGAATGCGCCCGCCTGCCTGACGGTGCTTGCATCAATCCCGGCGCTCGGATGCACGCCCACATGGGCGACCGCAGACGATGCGCGATCATGCTCGGATGGCTGGTCGTACTGCGGTACGCCTTGCCCGTGGCCGCGAACACACCGCCGATCAATTCACTCATGCGGTTGCCGATACCGACTCCCTGATAATCTGGCAGGCAGACTGTGCGATGACCACGCCACCAACCGCCGTTGGCGTGCGGGTAATACAACACCGCCGCGAACACGGCCGGCCGCCCGTCGACGTCCCCGACAAAACAATGCGCGGCGGGGTGACAATCGTGGCTTAAATAGTGATGGCCACGGAAGTGGCGCCACGCGCGGGTGTCAGTCCGTCGAACTCGAAGCTGAATTTCCGGGCGTTGCCGAAGCGACCTCCATTGGACTTCGCCACGCTCGGGGTCCAGCGTCCAGTCGGGCTGCAACCAATCCTCCACGTCATAGTGGCACGTCACCGCGACAAACCGCCGGCCTGTTTTGCGCACGGCGCTAGCCACCGCCGCGCTGCCGATCTGTGCGACTTGTCGATCGACCACGCTGGTGAACTCGTCGACTACCGCCAGCTCGGGGAACTCGGCCAACGTCCGGGCCAGGTTGACCCGGAACTGCTCACCATTCGACAACACGCGAAACGGTTTCAACCAATTGGGCGGCGAAGAAAATCCGACGGCCGACAGCAACCCCGTCACTTCGGCGATCGCCATCGACTCGGGGAACGCATCGACAATCGCGGCATCCGCCGGCCACTCCCAGTTGTCGACCAGCCGATCACCGAACAACTCCCGCGCGATGGTGCTTTTGCCGGCCCCGCTGCGCCCCACGATCAGGCCGATCTGCCACGGTCGATCGAGCGGCGCACGGATCCGCCAGCTCTTGCGGGTCTCACGGGCGGGCGGAACGTCAAACATTCCTTCGAGCTGCTTGACGCGGGCGGTCCGCTTGATTGAAACCTTGCGCTCAATCACCTTCTCACCCGGCACCGCCGGCAGCGGCGGCGGCGTGGCATCGACCACGGGCGGCAAACCGACGGTCAGCGCGCGCGTGCGCAAACCGTGTCGCTCCAGCTCTTCCAGCACCACGCGCTGATCGGGCTCATTCTCGCACTCGATCAATACGCTGAACTTGGGCTCGATCGTCACCAGATCCTTGTCGGGTGGAGCGACCGACTGTTGCGCGGGCTGCTTGGTTTGCTCTTGCAGCTCGGCCAGGTGCTCTTGCATGGCACTGCCGGCAAACTTCGTTTGGCTCAACAGCGCGGCCAAGCGTTCCTTGTTGGTCTCCGCTAACGCGGCCAACGGATCGAGCGACAACAGCAGTTGATGGGCTTCCGCTTCGTTCACGTCGAGCACCAACACCGGCAGCGCCGCATCGGCGGCGACGTCCGCCCGCAGATGTCCGTCGATCAGCTCCAACGTGCCGTCGTCACACTCGCGCGCGATCAACGCATCGGCAATCCCGATCTCGGAGAGCACTTCCTGCAGGCGGCGGCGTTGCCGCTCGGGGTGCTCGCGGAAGTTGGCGGGGTTCCTGCGCAGCTCGGCGGCGGTAACGCTGCGCAGCTCTTTGATGCGGTTGCGCAACGCAGCGGGCGACGCGCTCGAGTCGCGCACCTCGGCGGTGGTGGTTTCCGGCGCGCTCGAGGTGGCGGCGCGCTTGCGGCGGCGGGTGGTCATGAGTGGGGGTAACTGCTGCTGAGTGGGTTTAGTTATCCGCGTTTTTCGGGGCGGTTTGTTTAGCGATGGCGGTGTGGTGCCCGGCGGGAGGGGGTACCCCTATCGAATTTCGCGAAAAAACGCGCACGCGGACCGCGGCGTTCAACGCAGGCAGGTGCCTCAAAATTCGACCCCCCCAGGGTGTTGTACAGGTCCGATACATGATCGTTTCGCCAGCAGGTCGCCCCGCCAACCCCTTCTAGCTCTTCGGCTTGCGCGTGTTGGACCAGCCGCACTCGCGGGCCGTCTTGCGGCTGTGGTGCGACCTGCACAGGCTTTGCACGTTCGTCTCGTCGCACACCTCGTCACCCTCCTGCAGGGGCTCAATGTGGTCCACGTCGGTGGCCGCGGTCAGCTTCCCTTCCCGCTCACAGTCCACGCACCAGGGATGCTCACTGAGCCACACCAAGCGGAACCGTCGCCACCGTCGGCCGTACTTCCCTGACCGCTTGGCGATCGCATCCACCACCACACGCTTGGCAGGCTTCGATAGGCGTCTGGGCCTGTAGCGATGATCTTTCACAGCCTGGCCCAATACGGTGGTGGTGGCCATTTGAATGGGGGTGGCGGACTTGGCGCACGGGGTGGTGTTGCGGCATGACCGTTTCCACCACACGCCTCACACTTGCGTTTCCACCATAGCCACCCGATCACGCCCCAGCCCTTGCACGCCTCGCATGGATGGAACATCGCGTTTTAACCTCTTCACCCCAAAGGTGAATCTTCAATAACGATTCGCCAGGATCGGCCCCTCAAACGTGATCTGCTGTTGGGCTCCACCCACCTCGGTAATGCGATAGGCCACCGTAATGATCAGCCCGGGCGTCGCCACGGCGGTCCGCGGCACCACGTCCATAAAGTTGAAACCCGCCTCACCATTGCGCGCGTCCCAACCCGCATCAGTCCGCGGGGTCTCCAGCACCACGTCGGCCACCGTCAGCCCCTCGGCACTGTGCGCCCCAATCACCTCGCCCGTTTTCTTGTTCCGCACGGTCCGCCGCACTTCCGCCACGGTCTCGGGCGTCAGCAGCTCGGCCGCCGCGCCATACACACAGGCGGCAATCGGCTGATCGGCATCTTCCATCCATTCCACCGCGATCGGGTGGTTGAGCTTATCCATAGATCACCTGGCCTTTCGTGGCTCCACTTCGCAACCGTCCACCACCCACCGCCCCACTGTGCAAACGTCCGCCGCCCGTCGCGCCACTTGGCAGCCGCTGACCACCCACACAGATCCCGCCGGCATACACGTCGGTCGGCACCCACCAGACCGGCGCGAACCAACTGGGGTGATAACTCTTGTGACACCACCAGCCCGATCGGCTCTTCTTGGGGTGCACATAGTTCTGATAATCGATCTCCACCGAATCGTGCAGATACGGGATCCCCGCGATCGTGCAAGTCTCTTCCTCCGTCACCAGCTCGAACCGGCAACCACCTCCCACGTTCATGCCGGTCCAGATCGTGTTGAGGATCTCCCGCTGCGTGGGCCAATTGGGATGCACCGGATCAACAAAGCCGCTCAGGTTCCCCGTCACCGTGCTTTCCCACTGCCGCAAGGCGATCGCGTTGCCGCCAAAGTACCAAACCGACTTGAGCGCCCCGTCTCGCCCATAGATGTCGTCGATCAGCCGGGCGATATCGACCCACACCAACTGAAACTCTTCGGCCAGCCCCTCGAGCCCCGCGTTGAAGTAATCCAACCAGGCTCGCACCCGCCGCCGCTTGGCCAGGTCGCCATAGTCCGCAATCGATTGCACGTTGGGCGTGACGCTATGGTCCGGCGCGCTGCAGAGCGTGATCAGCGGGCTGCCATGCGCAAGCAGCGTCAGCAAATGCCCCCGCGCGATCGACAGCAGCGCGTCGGCATACGCTTCCGCCGTCGGATAGGTCGGCTTCGGGTCGGTCGGCCAGCTCACCGCCGTGATCGGCGTGGTGCCGTTGTAAAGCTGGCCGTAGTAACTCAGCGGGTGATACGCACCCAGCGGCAGCCCGGGCGTGGCGTTGTTGCTCCCGCACAGGACGTTCATCGTGCGGCATTCGTGCCGATCGGCCGTGTGAGACAGCCCGACGTCCAGTCCCAGCACCGTCCCGCGAATCTGCGGAAAGAACGAAGCGCCCCCATTGATCAGAAACCAATCGCAGCCCCCTTGGGCCACGTTGCGCGGGATCCCCTGCGAGTCGTTCCCCGTCGGGTAGTTGGGCCGGGCCAACCGCGACAGGGCGGGCCAATCCACGCTCACCGGTCCGCCGGGCGTACTGACCTTGCAGTCCGACAGGCTGTCACCGCCAGAACCTTGACCTTCCGCGCAGGGCCAATCCGTAACGCTCATTTTTTAGTTGAGGTCCCTTGCATCTTCGCAGCGAAATTGCTGCTTGCAGTTGCGGCAGGTGACGGTATCGGGGATCCGAACTAGCTCCCCTTCCTCCCATGGCTCGATGCCGAGTTCCGACCTCGCTTCCTGCAACTCCTCGGCGGACATTTCTGGTGTGACGCCGTGCACGTAGTTTTCCCGACCGCAACTGGTGCAGGTAAAGCAGTAGCACACGTGCAGAGCCACCGGTCTCACGTTGGGACCTCCTCCCCTACTCGTCCAGCGGATAAATGTCCCGCAACTCTTCCAAGGTCCGCGCGTCCAGGCTGGCGGTTCCCACCGCGGCGACCTGGCTGCCGTCCCCACTGAGGATCTCCGTTTTCCCCTGGCTCGTGCGGCGGTGACTTCCGGCGGCAAACGCCGGCAAATACACCTGCGCTTCACGCCAGGTCAAATCGCTCCCGTCAGGCTTCTTCCCCACAGGTTGCTCACTAAAGAGATCCCAGACGGCTTGGGCCGTGCCACCGCCGGCCGATTGTTCGACGATCGCGCCGCCAGAGGCTTCGATCAGCGTGGGATCGTCATCGCAGGCAACCCCCGCCAGCATGATGCGGGTATTCGTTCCGCCGGTTCCATCCACGCGCACGATGCGATGGATCGGATCGGGGTCCACTTCTTCGGCGTTGAGCGTCTTGAGCGATCCGCCCGTCATGCGAATGTCCAGAATCCCCTGGCTGACGCCCAAGATCGCATTGACTTGATCCGTGTCGCTGGAGAAACAAATCGCCTGCAGCGCGCTATTGACGATGTCGATCTGTCCCTGGCTGGCCGATAGGCAAGCCACGTTGCCATCACTTCCATTGAGTGCGTTCGAGCCCCCGATCAAGGAATTGAACACCCGCAGCACATTCGTGGGAGCACCCTGGCAATTGAGCGTACTGGCCCCCGCGATGAAGTCGCAGCGATCGACCATCGTTTTGTTGGCCGACGCGAAGGTGCCGTACTGAAACGCGCTCAGCTTGGCGATGACCTTCAACCCCACCAACTGACCAAAGCCACTATCGTCGCCCGCCGAGTTCCGATACAGCAAACCGGTGGCCGCCGTCGAGGCGGAACCGTCCAACTCGATCCCGCCCAACAGGTATCGGTTCGGCAGGTTCAAGACGGCGCTGCCGGTAAACTGCACCCGCGACTGATGCGGTCCCATTCCCAGATAGGTCACCCCGGCCTTGAGCGTCAGCGAACTACTGACCGCATGGCGCGCCCCAGCCCCCGTCAGGTCCGGCAACAGAAACACACAATCGCCATCGGCCGCCGCCGTGTTGGCACTGCCCCAGGTCGCCTTGGCGTTGGCCGGGTCATGCAACCCGTCGTTGCCGTCGTTGCCGCCGGCGGGCGCCACATAGATCACGCGCCGCCCCATCCGGTTGGCTGCCGCGATCGCGGTCGCCAGTTGACTCAGCGTCGGCAATCCACCCGCGGCACCGGCAGCCGCGTTGGGCAACGCGCTTAGTCCCAACCGCACCGCGTCAAACGGATCGTGCGGCACCACCAACACCAATCGAGCCACCGGATCGATACCGGTCTTGATCAGGCTGAAAGTTGCCTCGCCCAGCGTATCGACTTCGCCCGTCGTGGGCGTGTAGGTGTACTCTCCGCCGGCCAGCTCAGCCCAGGTGCCGGCATGATTGGCTTTGGCTCCGCCGGCTTTGGATACTTTCAGGTCGCCGGCTGAAAGCGTCACGCCCGTTTTGGGCGTCAGATGGTCGGCCGAGTCGATCAAACGAAAGTAGATCAGCCGCCGGGCCGCCGTCGCCTCGCTCTGCTTGATCGGTCGCATCAATTAAACCCTCCGCCAAACTGCGACAGCAAACCATTCACGCCGCCACCGCCGCCGCCGGCCGCACTGGGCGCACCGCACAGCAGCGTGATCGGGGGCGTCTGCGTCGGGCTGTCGGTCCAAGTGATCGTGCCGGCCGTGTAATCGTCGGTCGCCGTGGCCATGAACTCCGCCGGCACCAGCGCGCTCGAGCTGGCCGTGGGATGCCGCGTCTGGTAGTTGTTGCCGCTCGAGCTGGCCCCGTTCTGGTCGAACACCGCGCGATACGTTCCCGCCGGCAGATCGACCGGCGCGGGAAACAGGAACTCGGCCCGTGCTCCCGCCACGCCCGTCAATTGGTCGGCATCGAGCGTCACCGTGCAACCGCTGACCAGCGCGTCCGCGCTGTTGAGGATCCGGCAGCGCAAATCGCTGGGCGTGCCGGTCCGCGTCAAACGTCGCACCGCCACGCCGTACACGGGCAGAATCAGCCCCACGGGGATGACCAGCTTGCTGCCCCAGGCCCGCGTCCCATAACAACCCGTCGGAGTTGTCGACGAATCGTAAGGACAACCCGCAGGAGCCGTCTCAGTGTCATCCTCCCACACGATGGTAAAGATCGGCGTGAGGGCCGCTTGCTCGGCCAAGTTGGCCCGGTCGCTGCCGTCGGCCGCTTGCAAGACGATCGCCGGGTAGGTTCCTTGCAGGTTGACGCTACTGCGCAGCGTCTGCGTGGTGCCGGTCGTCTTGGTGAGGAGTACGATCGCATAATCGGTCTCCAGGGCCAGGGCCGCCGACGGTAACGAGGCGAATTGAAAACTCTGCCAGCCGGTGCTGCCGGCGATCGCCTGTTGCAAGGTCGCGTTGGCGTTGTACAGCGTGCCGGTCGGTTTGCCCGTGCTCGCGTCGATCGTCTCGATGCGCAGCTCGGACTGGCCCGGCGTGTTGATCGATCCCCAACTGACCTTGACCGCCTTGGGCTTCTTGTTGGTGGTGTTGCGGAACCGGCCCGCCCAGCAGTTGTTGACCGCCGGCATGGTGAACGTGCCGGCGTTGCCGGCCGCCGCGAACGCATCGACTTTGCTGCCGGGCCCATAGTCCACGTCGTCACTCCCCGCACCGCTCGCGGTGATCTTCGATCTTGCGCAACCGGTGGTGGTGGTCCGTCAGTTTGCGATCCTGCAATCGCAGCCGGCGGGTCATGCGTTTCATCCGCTCTTCGCTCTCGCGGGCAAAGTCGTGCAACGCCTGTAAATGTTTGTCCATCGACTCTAGCGCCCCCAATCGATTGTCCATCGACTTGAAGCGCTTATACGATCCACGTAGCCAGGCCAGCATCCCGCCCGCCACCGCCACCACGGCCGTCGCCACGGTCGCGCTCGCCGTCTCTTGCCAATTGAAACCTTCCATCTTCGCTTCGCCCCTCCGTTAGGCCATGAACGGCACCGCATGCCCATCGTCGATCATGCGTTGATTGAGGTCGACCGCGCATCCCAGGCCCGGGTCTCGGCCGATCAGCGTCCCCAGCAGCCGCCCAAACTTTTCCTGCTTGTCGAGCTTCGTCCGCACGATCAGTTCATAGGTCGGGGTCGAACCGATCCGCGGCTCCACGCGCAGCGCCAAGGCCGCCAGCAGCTTCAACAAATGCTGCATGGCCGCATCGCCGGCCGCGCGGGTCTCTCCCTTGCGCTCCGGCGTGTTGATTCCCAGCAGCCGAATCGATTGATTGTGCTGCCAGAACTCCATCCCCAGATCGATATCGCCGACCACGGTGTCGCCATCGATCACGCGCCGCACGATCAGGCGGTATTGATACGCCGGCGCGGGGCGGGCGGTCTCCGTCAGTTGTTGCGTTTGGTTTCCCAAAGCTTCGTCCTCCCTTGACACGCCCAACCCCTCACCGGGTCCACAGGCACCCCCGTCCGCGAATCCTTAACAGCGGCCGCCGTCGCATCCCGTCGGTAGGGGTCCGAAGTTCCGATACAGCCACCGTCGCCACGGCCCACCGTTCCAGAATCGGGGCGGGCTCGTGTTGCTCTGCTCAAACCAATCAGCCGCCGGTGCCACGCTGCCCAACACGTCGGCCGGCGCGTCGGCCTGCCGCATGATCGGGATCTGGGGCTCCTGCTGCGGCTGGCAACCGGTCAAGGCCACACTGATCGCCAACGCAATCAGCACGCAGCCCATCAACGCAAACGCTTTTCCTCGCATCGATCGTCCTTTCCAAGAAACATTGCCGGCGGGGCCCGGACGAAACCGCAACCCCGCCGGCTTTCACAAAAGGGTGTTCACTCTTCGGCAGTCACCGAACCGTGCGCCGGCTTGTTGGGCAGAATCTCTTCGTCACCCCAAAACACACGCGCGCGATACTCGTCCGTCCAGACGTTGGCGGTCGCCGGCGGCGGCTGCGCGGCTTCTGGTTTGCTCAGCAACGCCATCGCTCCCGCCGTCAGGCCCGCACCGGTCACTAGGGCCATCGCCGTCTTGGCCAATCCGCTGGCCACCCGCTGTTGCAGGTTCACATTCACTGCGGACCCTGGAAATGGTCGCGAAAACTCTTTGGGCTCAAACCCAAAACCAGCGGCCGTCGCCGATCGCAGGATGTGCATCGTCTGCGCGGTGTCATCGATCCACAGATCGTGCAGAAACTGCAACGTCCGCTCTTTGATTTCGTTGATCGCCATCGCGCTCAAACTTCGATGTTGGGTTCCGGCTTCTGGCCGGTGGCTCGCGGCGGCAGCTCGGGGATCTTCCCCTCGTTCAACTGCTGCCACATCTTCTTGGCGTCCGCTTCCGATCGCTCTCGGGCGGCCTGGCTCTGTTCGATCGAACGGCGGTCGGCGGCGTTCATCTGTTCGATGATCGCTCGCGCAACCGCTTGTTCGTCGAAAACGGCATCGGTGGCCATCAGCTCACCCGACTACGCGCCGATCTTGGCGCCCGGCTGATCCAACGTCACCGGGATCCGCGCGCCGGTGTTCAGGCCCGCAAATCGTTCGGCATCGTCCGACGCAAACAGGCTGCCGGTCATGAACGCGCCCAGCATCCGCATGTCGTAGCTGGCACCGTCGCGCTGATTGGCCATCGCCTGATCGGACGAATCGCGACGTCGCGCGATCGCCTGGGCCGCGTCGGCCACAAACATTGCTTGCAATTCAGGATTCATCGGGGGGTCCCTTCCACAAACAAAACAAAAGCCGCCGCGCACCGTCGCGCCAGCGGGGTTACCTCTTCGTTTCCACTCGCTCGATCTGGATCCGCAGCTCGTTGGCGATCCGCTGTTTCACCTTGTCCGCCAACTGGTCCGCCAGCGCATCGAGATCCACCGCACCCGCCGCGCCCACGTTGCCCGCTGGGCCCGGTTTTCCTTCCGGGCCGATTGGCCCTTGTTTGCCTTCCGGCCCCTGGGGGCCAGTGTCTCCTTTTTGTCCCGTATCACCTTTGGGGCCCGGCTCGCCTGGCGGGCCTGGCACACCGGCCAAGTCTTTGACCTGCCCCACCAGCTCGACCACCTGGCCCAGCTCGCCCCGCAGCTTGTCCAGTTGCGCCTGCAGGCCGTCGAGTTTGCCGGGGTCGCACTGACAGCCCGTTGTCACGGTGGATTCACCCTGGTTGCTGCCGGGTTGTTGGGGGGTTTTTGGTAAGAAACCCCCTTCCGGGCGCCGCGTGTAGTGGTTTCCCACTGGGCCGCCATTCATGCCCCCGCCACCGCCGCGGGAGCAACCGCCGCTCCCGCAATCGACTTGCGCCAGTTGCGTGGTATCGATCGCCGGGCCCGGTCCTGGAAGTACACGGCCTGGGCGAACGGGCACCAACGGCCCGGGCGTCTCAAGGTCCCCTTGGCTCTCTTGTAGAGCACGGCTTTCCCTGAGGGCACGGTGAATCACTTCCACCGGCATCGCTCCGCCCCAGCCGTCGCCACCCCAGGCCACCAGACCGATCACCTGCTGGCCGTCGGCATCGAACAATGCGCTGCCGCTGCGCCCTTCATGCGGCGGCGGCCAAAATCCAATCACCTCCCCTTCGGCCTGCGTCAGGTGCCCACTCCAACCGGTCGGCCAACCACCCTGCGGGCAACCAATCGAAAACACATGCTGGCCATCCACCAACTTCGTTCCCACCGGGGCCAACGGTACCACGCTCGGTTTCCAGCCCAACCGGGCAATCTCCACCGTCACCAGGGCCATGTCGCGCGTCGCCAAACCGTCCATCGACCGCGAATGCCGATCCATGATCTTCCAGGCGATCCGCCCTTCGACCGCCTGATACCGCTGCCCCGCGCGAAAGAACTCCACCCGCACCGTTTCGCCGATCGAGCGGCTGGCCACATGCGCGTTGGTCAGAATCCAGGCTTGCCCTTGCTGCAGGTCGATCACCGTCCCGCTGCCGGTCCCACCGCAATGCACGCGGACCGTCGCGTCGTAGCAATCCTTCAACCCGGCATGCGCCGGCGGTGCGATCAAAATTGCCCACACCACCCACGGCAACAGAAACAACGATCGTTTAACGCTTCCCATACAAATTGGCCTCCAGCTCGGGGATCGGCGGATAGATTTCCGTCGGGTGCTTGGCGCGATCAAACGGCTCAATGAACCCGGCGCGCAGGAACGATTCACGGAACCTTGGTTGCAACGTTGCCCCGGTGCTGCTGACGCACCGCGGGTCGAGCATCGGCGTAGCAAACACGGTGTCGTCACCCGGCACCCGGCCATACCAATCACGGCCGGGGTGATCGAATTGGTTGGTGTGCATCAACGTCGTGTGATGGCACCGGTTGCAGCTCTCGCGGCGGACCTCGATCGCCTCCACGCGGTAGCCCGCCGGAAACAGGCCAAACGTCTGATTCGATCGCGGCGCGACAATCTCACCCTGCCATCGCCCCAGCAACCGCGATTCAAACGGTCGATCGAGGAGCGCCCGCACCTGGTCCGCCGGCAGCTCCGGTAACACGCTCACCTTGGCGCGCACGTCAATCACCGTGCGATACGGATGATGATTCCCCACGTGTTGTTCGCCATCGACCTGGGCCGTGTAACCCGGCACGTGTGCGGCCAGCGACTCGGCATTGGGGATGGGCCAAAAACTGTCACAGCCCCATTCCCCCGGCTCGCGCTCGCGAATCCGCACTTCAAAGCACCACCACTTGCCGCGCTCGTCTTGCTCCAGCAGCAGCTCTCCCACAATCGTGCCGGTCGGGTACCGCCACCGCAGATGCTCCCCCGCGTCATAGGGCAGGTTTTCCCACCAGGTCACCACCGGCCAACGGCTTCCATCCTCACGCGCCGGCAGCGATAGAAAACGCAGCTCGCGCAGGTTCCGCACGTTGCCCGTACCCGCCGCGTGCCGCCAGGGGAACTCTCGCCCCGCATTGCCCGCCGGATCCAGTCCGCCGGAAATGTTGTAGCCCACCCAGTGAAAGCCACCCACCGCGTCGTGATTCTGGTACGCCCGGGGAACTTCCTGTTCGCTCCACCAGACCGTGTCGGGCGATTCGATGGCCGCTTGCACCCGCTCATCGCTGACGCGCGGCAGCAGCCGCGAGATCTCGTCATACGCCTGCGCACTCATGATCCGCACCGTCTGGGCAGTCGCCGGCCCGGCGGTGAGCAACAGGCCCACTAGCAACACGACCAGGTGGGTCGGCTTGGTGGTGATCGTGCGTAGCAGCACGTTCAGCACCGCGATCGCTCCCATGATCACCGACACAATCTGCGGATTGTCCTGGATCAATTGCGCGTCCAGCAGGCCGGTCAACGCGGCCACCGTCAAGGCGGCCACATTCAGCCAGAAGGTTTTCGAGCGAAACAGGCTCTTGGAAGCCAACGCGGTGGTGGGGGTGGTGTTGGGTGCCATGCGGGCGAACTTATCGCCCCATCGTCACAGCCCCAATACAGTGGCGGGCCTCAGACCAATTGCCGCTCAACCATCCCCTCACTCCTCCCGCCGCTCATCCGGCTCGCAAAAACAATCCTCACACTGCATTCCCAGGAACGCCACCACGTAGTAGGTCTCGCCGTCCCTGATCGCTTGATTGCACGTAACGCACCGGCGAATTTGCAATGGCCGCTTTGTAATTTCTGGTTGCACAACTGGCAGCACTGTCTTTGGGTTCCCGAACGTCACAATCACTCCTCCCGCCGCTTGAGTCGTTCAATCTCGGCCTTCAACTCGGCTATCTGCGCATACAACAGGTCGTTGCTTTCTCGCAGGTGCATCTGGCTGTCGTGGTACTCACCGTTCAGGTGAAACAGCACAGACGGCAGAAGCGACACGTCCCGAAAGTCGATGACGCACTCCGCTCCATTGTTGGGCAGCTTGCGAAAGATGGCGTTCGCGCCTCGGCAGTATTTTCGCTCCATGGAATCACTCCTCCCGCCGCGATGGGTTGGGCGTTCTTTCAATCTCTCGTTTTGCCGCCGCGAATAGCCGATCGTTGGGTAGATTGAACAACCCAATGAGACGTTGCAATTCTTCGTCGTCGCTCTGCAGTTTCGTTCGCGCATACTGGTTCGCTTGGTCTCGAATCATCCTGGCTATAGTTGCCAGGGAGGCCTTGATGTGTCCTGGGTCCGTATCTGCGAAGCACTCCTCTACGCACTTCACCAGGGCCAGCCGTCCATCGGCGCTGTCAACGTGATCGCATCCAATGACCTTGCCGACATCTCGCAGGCGTTCGACGGCATCTGACATCTCCCTCAACTCGTCAAGTTCCTCACAGCGCTGGCGATCTATCCTGCGCAGCGACTCAACTTCACGATTGGCGTCGACAATCTGGGCCTTGAGCGCATCAAACACCTCGACGACATCGCTGGGGTACACCGTCACCAACTCCGTAACTTCCAGAGTGGCGGCCTGATGCCTAAGACGTGCTTCAATTCCGTGCGTCATCACTCGTCTCCGCTCGTATTGTGCGGCTCCCGCCGCGATGGGCTGGGCTCATCGGCCAGCCTCCACCCTTCACCGCCAATCTGTTCTCGCCAATAGACTGCACCACCACGATTCACCCTCGCCACAGCCAGCACGCTTCCTTGAACATTGACGACCCCTAGGGATTGGTAGACATACGGCTTGCCGGTCGGGCCTCTACAATCCATCTCGACCCACACGGCTGATTGCTGATACCGAAGCGATGCGGACCGCTGTACGCGATCCTCGAAGTGCAGACACATGCCGTTCTTGAACACGCGATCTGTCATCATCACTTCTCTCCGCTCATGGTTTTGGTGCGTGCCACGCGCGCCCGTTGCAACAGCCGCTCGAAGCCCGACAGGTACGCCAGAAACATTTCTCGATCGCCTTGCAGCTCGTCCCAGCACTCGGCGCAGATCATCGCCCCACTGGGCTCGTCACTGCGCGACGGGATCACCTTCGATCCCAAGAACGGCTTTTGCTCACCGCACGCGTGGCAGTAGCGCCGATGCGTCCAATTCCGATCCGCCGGCACCGGCGGCCGGTTACGCTTCCAGCGGCATCCTCGGGGCGCCTTGCGCATGGTCACACCTGGCGACGTCCTAGTCGCCGCTCCGCGCGACTGCCACGCAGGCCCACGTAACGCTCGATCATGTGGATCGAATCGGTCACCCGCGGCTTGTCCTCCGGGTCGAGCGTGAAACTCTTGGCCGGCTTCGACGTCCCCAGCGGCACCACCTCGCAGCTCCAATGATTCCACACCACGCTGTAGTTTTGCTTGCGATACTCGATCACAAACACGGCCGACAGCCACGGCCCACGCCGCATCGGCTTGGGCTTCGGTGGGCTGACTGCCACCCGCGGCCTGACCTTCGCCGGCTTGTCTCCCACCACGCGCAACGTCATCGGCCGTTCCCTCCCGGCTTGAAGTTGTCCCACGGCTCTTGCCATACCACACCCACGCTTCGCACCGCCGGCTTGAGCTCGTAGATCGGCAGCCAGCGACCCAGCTCCATCAGCCGCCGCTTGATCGACGGACCAAACAACCGGCCAGCCGTGACACCCGGCCTGCGTTGGCGGCCATCCTGCACCGTCAGTTGGCAGGAATAAACCACGTCCTCGATCGCCGCTTCCGGAACCTTGCCCGTCTCGACCAGGTAGGCGCATAGCAGCGTCATCCAGGGAAACAACCGGGGTTCCTCCAACCGCCGGAACAGGCGTTCGTGGCGATCGACGATGCGTTGGGCCAGTTCCGTGGTCGCCGGCGGTGAACTCTTCGGCGGTTCCGAATAGTTCGCCCTGGTGGGAGGTCTCGCCTCCGCCGCATTCGATCGATCCTCTGCGCCGACATTCTCAGAATGTGAAAGAGAATGGGAGAATGTCAGAGGATCTAAATACTGAGAATGTTGAGAATGAGAAAGCGAACCGCGTGCCAAACGCTGAGGCTCAACCGCAGATAGCTCCGCAAGTCGTTGGTTCAACTTGGCTTTGGAACTGATGGGAGGTTCGACGTGCGAAACCTCCGCTGCCGGCGGCGGCGCCGCCGTCGCCGCCGCTCGACAACCCATTGTGAAATGAGGTTTCTCAGTTTCACATCGCTCGGGCGCCCGGCGGGGCGGTTCAACGCGTGGTTTGGCGGGCGGATCGGGCAACGTCTCGGCCAGCGCGGCCACCTGCAATCGCAGCGGTGCGCTCGGCGGCAAGGGTCGCGGCCCCTCGGCAAACTCAAACACCTTTTGCGGGCTGGGCTGCCAAGGTCGCATCACGTCTACCACCAGCCTGCGGGCCTCTCGATCGACGCGGACTAACCCGATCGCTTCGAGTTTTTGGATCGCCCGCCGCGCCGACGTTTCACTGGTGACACGGCTGGCGGCAACAAGCTCGGGGTAGCTGCCGACGTATCGGCCGGGCTCCCCTCCGCAATGCTCGAGCAGCCACCAGAAACACCGCTCACAATTCCGACCAGCTCCAGCAGCGTCGAGCATGCGGCTGGCGTGAAGGGCCCATCGCTCTCGATCTCCAACTGCAGGATCTTGACGCGCAACCGGGCCATGGGCGACCCCTCCCGTCGTTGGGTAGTATTGCTTCCTCGCCGCGGCTTCCATGCGAACTGTTTTTCTTTACGTCTTTGGTAAGGTTTTTGGATCGTCGTCTCTGAAAAGTCTTACCTATTTGGTAAGGAAATTTGGTCGGCCGCCGGCAGCTCGTCCCACGTCCGTCCGTCCAGCTCGCGGCCCGCGGCTTTCTTCCCCACGCGCGCGAACGATGTCGGGAGCGATTGGGCAGCAAAGCAGGCCTCGCGAGTTACCTCATCGTCGCGCAGCCCATTGGGCAGCATCATCGCGGTGGGGTGGCGATCGAAGTCGCTGCCATGCACCTCAAAGCGGTACGAGTCCAGCGGCAGCCACTCGCCCCACTGCTTGAAAAAGAAGGGCACCTCGGCCGCGTTGCACTGGTTCCGAAGATTCCAAGCCCATGCCGGATGCATCGGCCTGGCACCAGGCCCACTCTCCCCACCCACGATCACCCACTGCGGCCCGCCAGTTAGGCACAGATCGCAGCATTCGCCGGTTGGCTTACACGCGCACACCAACCAGGGAGTTAAATCAACTGGCCCCAACAGCGGCTCGCAGCTCAGGAACAACACCGACGCCAGGTCTCGGCACTTGAGCAGCTCGGGGATGTTTCGATCGGCGTCTTGCTGCTCGGCGATGCTGGTCCCCAGCCATACATTCTCACGACGACGAATCTTGTAACCGTCACCCTCGTTTTGTCGAACGTGCCCCGGCACCTTTTGCAGGCAATGCTCAACCATCATGCGCCGGATGTTCTCGGGGCGTTTGGTCAGCAGCAGCCAATCGAGCTGTGGTGTGTCGTCGATCAGAGCGAACAGCTCTCTGCGGACGTCGTCAAGTTCCAGGTAACCATCGCCGACAGCGATCGGCTGCGTCCAATCCTCAAACACGTCGGCCAGGCTGGCGCAGAACACGCGCCGCCTTTCACCCGCTACCTCAGCCTCACGGTTCCACTTGAGTGGCTGCAACCAGTATCTTTCGCTGGTAACTTCGCGGGTTCCCGACGGTCCCCACTTTACGAGCCCGGTCCGCTTGGTCAGCGCCTCGGCGTAACAATGCTCACAACCAGCCGCCACCTTGGTGCACCCCATCCACGGGTTGAAGGTGTGATGCGTCCACTCGATTTTGCTGTTGGCACCCACGTCGCATCACTCCATCCACAGCACACCCAAGGTCAGCACCACACTTCCCAGGAAGTAGAGCGCCTTGGGTCGGTTCCCTTCGATCGCAAACCACACCGCCGCGATCGCGTACTGAATCAACAGCAGCCACACAAACCCTTGCGCGGTCATGCGCCCGGTTCCTTCTTCGGCAACGTCGCGCGGTGCTTGTCCCAGGCTGCCATCAAACCCACCCGACCATGGCACGTTTCTTTTTGGGAGTTGAGAAACTCCAGGTAGCCCGGCTGCTCTCGGTCGTACATCGCGGCACCGTCAAACCAATTGCCCGCTTCGACCTGCATCCCCACCATGCGGCACGTGGGGCAGCAAGGAATCCCGTGCCCCCGGTCCGTTTTGTTGGAAGCGAGCTTTTCCCAATCGTCGGTCCAATAGCCGCAGGTCGCGCTATACCAGATCAGGCGATGCCGATCGTCCGCCTTGGTCTGGTTGCCTTGAAACGTCAGATAGCTACCCATCGCGGCACCCTCCGTTTCACACCACTGAGCATGGCCATCGCGTAAGAGTGGGCCATAGTGACAACTGCTGCTCATCGCCTCACGCGGTCCTTTGGTGGCACGCCACTGATCGACACCACGATGGGTCGCCGCTCCGTTTCATCTTGCAGGCAGAACCGGCACGGCTTGTCACCTTCCGGCTCGGCTGGCCAGATTTGCTCGCACACGTAGAACCCCGCCTGCACGATCGCGATCAACGTGGCCACGCCGGCCGCCGCGCTGAACCCCGCCACAAACCAGGTCAATCCCCAGCTCCCTATCTGTAGCAGCATGGCCCGTGCTCCATTTCGATTGGCCGCGACTGTTGATAGATCACCAGCACCCGCGTCAGATGGCTGCTGACCAGGCTCTTGTCGGCCTGGCTCAAAAGTCGCTGTCCCACCAGCTCGGCCGCGACCGCCAGCGCGGAGTTCACAAAGGCATCGGCCTTCGATTCGCTCCACGCCGGCGGCCGGCTCTCGTCTAAGCGTTGCTGCCGCGTCATCAGCGATTCCCCTGGTACACGCCGCAGTAATCGGTGATGTTGTCCTTGCTCTTGCTGCACCGCGCGACGAGCTCGTCGACAATGAAGTCGCGCAGCCGCTTGAGCGTCCCTTGGGTCTCACGCTCCAACTGGTCGCCCGCGATCATCAACCCAATCTGCTGGCTTTCCGCGTCGGGCTCGACCATCAGGTCCAAAGCCAAGGGAGCAAACCCAATCTCGGGCAGATTGGTGAACGCCTCCAGCTTGATCGGCACACTCTCGGGCAGGTTGGTCGTTCCTGACGCCGCCGATTCGATCGACTTGCCCAACGTGCTGTTCTGTCGATCGACGTCCGAATCGGTGCGGAACCGCAGCGACCGTACCGACGTCAGCAGCTCGTCCAACCCGGTGACCAACCGCAGCTCGCGGCGGATCAGCCGGATCAAATCGATCTGCCGGAAGCCTTTGCACGACTCGGCCAACTGGTCGATCACTCGGAAGGCCAGCGACTGCTGCAAATCGAACGTCACCTGCTCGCGGCTGTCGTCACGCCCAAACAGGAAGATCACCCGCTCGGGCGAATACCAGATCGCCGGCTTGGTCTGCTGCAGGACTTCCTCGCTGTTGATCTCGCTGAGGTCGGCGATCTCTTCGGCGGCGATGGTCAACAGCGTGTCCAGGCTGCCGGCTTTCCACTTGCGATCGGGGGGCGGCAGCTCCACCGTCACCAGGGTTCCCTCGGGCCCCATGTAGAACCGCTGGCTGGCGATCCCCTCCACGCTGTGGAGGCGCTGGCCATCGTGAAACAGTTTTTGCAGTCGGTCGATCGCGGCACTGGTAAGGTCCATCAGTCGTCGTTCCCTTCCTTCGTTTGGTCCGCGTCATCCAGGGCATCGAACGTCCCTTGCCGATGATTCCGCGGGCTATGTTCGCTAAACGCCATGGTCCCGTTTTGCTTGAGCGCCATGCTGTAGTCGATCGACTCCCGCACGGGTGTCTTGAGCCGAATGGTGAAGCGGAACGACACGCTTTCCGCCACGCCCGTCTTGTCGACGTCCACCGGTTTCAGGTTGAACGTCAGCTCGACCTTGCGGGCCTTCTTCTCACCGGGCCGGTCAATGCAATCCTTGGCCGCCCGTTCCAACTCCTGCTCGATCGCCGCCGCCAACCGGCCCCCGTCAAAGTCCTTCAATGCGGCGACGTTGAATTTCAACAATGCCATGGCTCTATGCCTCCGTTGCTGCTGACAACTGTTTGGTGCGCTGCGATTCCCATTGGCGAACGACGCCCTCCAGGATCGCGCGGCCCACGTAGATTGGGATGGCTTGGCCGACCATCTTGTGCGTGCGCAGCTCGCTGCCGGCGAACAGGAAATCTCGCGGGAATCCTTGGATGCGTGCCGCCTCACGCCAGGTCATCAATCGCACACGACCGTCGGGCTGTGCGATCGTGAAGGCGCGGCGCTGGCGGCTGCCGTTGTCGAGCGACCCCAAGATCGTCGGGGCCGCATCGTCGAGCGGCAGCACGCGCACTTTGTCGTTGTCGACTCGGCCGGTGTTTCTTCCGCGAATCCCCTGGCGCGTGAAGGACTCTTCATTGGGGACCGTGCGATGTGGCCCCTCTTCAATCAGGTCCGCGATCGTGCATTCACCGTCGCGATAGATCGGCTTCGGCCGTGGAAATTTTCCTAAAAACGTGCGATGCCTGCGCTGCGGGCCAAAATGGGCCGCGTTGATACGAACGCTGGGAATGTTCCCCAGCTCGAGCGGCAGCGGCAGGTGCTTCTCGACCTGGATCACATCCTCGATCGCCCACCACCGGGCCCCGCTGTCGCGCACGAATCGAATCGTGTGATCGATCAGCGAATGCCACTGCGCCAACTCGTCCCCTTGCGCGACGCCGTTGCCACCTTGGCCCCGTGCCGTGGAAACCTGTTCGCAGGGAATGCCACCCAGCACCAGGTCTACAGGCGTGGAGTGATGCAGAATCAAATCGACGTTGTCGCGAATCGACAGATCACCCAGGAACCGCATCGCTTTGGGGTGGTCGGCTTGGTGATTGATCCGCCAGGTCTCCATGCAGTCTGCCGCCCGATCCGCGACGGCGACGAACTCGATTGGCAGCCCTCGCGCAGCCACCGCCCATCCGCCGGCACCGCAACAGAAATCGACGGCTCGAATTTTATCCATCGCCCCAACCCTCTCACGCTGCGTTGATGTCCACCGTGTAGTGGCGCTGTTTGCCGTAGAACCAGACGTAACCGCCACTCTCCCCGATCAATTGCAACCGCAGCTCCCCTTCGGCCACGGTCTCCAACACATCCCGTTTGAGGTTGATCAGGCTGCGCGTGCCGATCTTCACCTCCGCCGGCCAATACTCGATCACCCACACCCACTTACCCGGCGGCACGTTGCACCTGCTTTCCAAACCCCAGCTCCGCCAGCGCCGCGCGGACCTGGTCGAGCACGGTCCGGCCCAGGCCGGGCGTCGTCTCCAGCTCGTCCGGGGCGACCATCAGCAAATGACCCACCAGCAGATAACCCCGATGCTCCAGCCGATCGCGCACGTTCGACGTCAGCGACAGCTCTTGAATCGGGATCTCGAAGCGCTCATCGTGCCCCACCGGCATCGCCCGGCGCACCACTCCGCAATTGCAGGCCACGCAGGGCCAGATGCGCACCAGTTGACAGCACTTGGGGCACCGCCGCGGCCGGCAGTAGTTTTGCAGTTGCTTGACCGTCTGCCGGCTCACGGCTGGACCTTTTCCGCTCAACCCAATGTGATGGTGATGCCAAACTCAGCGCTCAAGCGGGCTTCGGCCAACTTGACCTCGTCGGTCATCCCTTCGATCAGCGCCTCGTGCAGCTCCTGTTCGGTGATCAGACCCTTGCTGACCAGCAGCCGGCACAGGCTCCCGTGATCAGCGAGCGCCGTGCACAGTCCCACCCGCAAATGTTTGGGCGTGGCGCACTGCGAACCGCGTTCGAGCTCAATGGCAATTCCCGACTGCACAGCGTGCTGCAAACGGGCATGCTCCGCTTGAAACTCTTCCACGCTCATGCCGGGTTTAGCGGCTTGGTTTTCTTCCGTCGTCATCAGTTCAAACCTCCAGTGAAAAAGAAAGAGCCGGATCGGCGTCTAAAAGCGAGGCGTGGGGATGCCTCGCGGGGCAAGCGGCGCCGACCCGGCACGTTGGAACATTCGGTAAAGAGATCGCGCGCGCTGGGGGCGGACTGCTGGTGACACAGTTGGGGGTGCCACCCAGCACGCGCGAGAAGAGAACACCATCCTTGTGACCCACTCCCCTCCCTGGGCCACGTCCATGTTTCGGTGCGTCAGTCGCTGCTCAACTGCTGATCCGCCGCCGCGATTGCACGCAGTAGACGCTGGTGAATCTCGCGAATCTGCGTTCTGTAGCCCCCGCAGGTCGCCGCTGCATTCTCCAAAGATTTTCTTTGTCGCCGAGAGAAGCTTTTCCCACCTATCGGAACGTCCGGGTGATCGCTCAGCACGGCGTGCGGCTCCAACTCGCACAGGCAGCATTCGAACTTCCATTGGCATTCCATAAGGGCCGCCTTGATCTCCGTCTCTTTGGCCCACAACCGAAACCTCTCGGTCAGCAGTTCCCCGGACCGCTTTATCAAAAGACGGCGACGACGCGCGTTCATGGCTTCTTCCTGTAGCTATCATTGCGAGGCTCCCTGCAGCACTGGCTGCATGCCTCGGGCTGCGTTCTCTACAACCCAGCGGGTGACCACGAATTTTCCGAACGGTCCTTTGCACGCCGGCCGGAAGTCACCCAGACCGATTCGCTTGCCGGCCGCGTCGAGGATCTCGCGCAGCAACTTGACTGGCATTAGGCTCTCATCCACCTCCAGCTCAAACTTCAACGCCCAATCGTTGAAGCTGGGACGGTGGCATAGAATGCGGCCGCCGGTGCTGGGTATCCGCACTGCCCTGGTGTCCACGGTCCACGGCTCTTGATGGTGCAAAGGCACCTCTACGACAGGTATCTCCACGCACGCAGGGATCAGCGACGTTTTCTGAGTGGTGACCTTGGTCCGCCCGATTTTGAAAAACACGCCGGCATCGATCAGGCATCGGAAGACGTTCGGCTGGGGAATCACCAGTCCGCCTGACGCACCGACATACAGCTTCGCTTCCGCCTGTTCGCGGGGCGTGCCCTTGTCTCCCACGCTGATGGCGGCACCGCCACCGGATGCTTTCAAAGCGGCGCCATCGGTATACCGATTCAGCAGCAGAGGCGTTGCGCCTTCGACCTTAACTTGAATAGTGGCCATTGGTTTTCTCAGTTAAAAAATGCCTTGGCTTGCAGTGCCGAGCACTGCCGTGCGACGCCCCGCCAGGCATTGGATCGCCAAGCATGAGGTCAGCGCACGTGCGAACCGCACGTTCGTGGTTCTGGAAAAGAGAGCGGGAACCGGCGCGGGCGGCCGAGGAAGAATGTGGCCCATCCTAGAAGGGCACGCCCAACGCCGGTTGTTCGCTAGAAGAGTTCTTTTTGCCGCGCGTCGCCGTAATTGAGGCGAGGCAGCACGTCGCACCAGCGACTTGGCGGCAGTGCTTTGCGGTTGACATACCGCGCGGTCGTTTTGGCGGAGCTGTGCCCCAGCGCTTTGCGCGCCGCCTCTTCGTCGGTTGCCACCGCAATCAGCGTTCCATGCGTCCGACGGAAGCGGTGAAACTTGCTTGATCGATCCGCCGGCAAACCTGCCTGCAGCAACACGTCGGTCAGGATCTTGCGCAGTGACTTGGTTTCCCCCAAGTACGGAAACAGCAACTCGCACTCCGCTTCTGGGACTTCGTCGAGCAGCGACGACAGTAGGGCCGCCGTTGTTGGCCGCAACGCATAGTGTCGCGTTTTTCGTTTGGCCTTCCGCGCCGTGCACGGTACGTACAGCGATCCCGTCTCGCGCACGAAAGAGGTCCGTTTCAATTTGCGTAGCGCACCGATGCGCTCGCCCGTTTCGTATAGCACCAGCAACAGGCATTCCATCCAGCGGCCCGACCACCACCTGTTCGCCTTGCTGGCACGCTGCCGCTTCCACGAACGGGCCAGCGGCAGCAGTTGCTCCAATTGCTCGGGCTCCCAGGAAACCGGCTCGCCTTCCGGGTCGCGTATCTCTGGCAACTGACGCGGCACCTTGTCGGCCAAGCGCAGCTGCCGTGCAAATCTCCACAGCTGCCGCAAGTGCTGCCGCTTGCTTTTGACCGTACCTGGGCTGCGTCCCTCGTTCAGCAACCAGCGCAAAAACTTGGCGATGCTTTCTTTGTTCAAATCGTCGACGGTCGCCAATTGCTGCAAGTATTTGCCGTACAGTCGCGCGGTGACTTGCAGCTGCTCGGCTGCCCCCACGCCGCATTCCAACTTGTAGTTGCGATACCGCTCGATCAACTGGACCAACGGAAGAGAAGCAAAACAGATCATTGCCCAAACTCCAGTGGTGAGAATCTCCACCGGTACTCAGGATTGCCCACCGTTCGTTCCACTGGCGCATCATGCCGACATCCTGAGTGCGGCGGTGCCGGTCCTAGAGTCCTTGCACCACCGGTCATTGTCTACTGCGGTTGTGCGCAATTTTGCGGACCATCAAGGCGCACCGATAGCGCGGTGTAAATGCGCTATCGGCGGCGCCATGACGGTCGCAGCCTCGGGCACAATCAGGGCCGGTCGTTGCCTGAAAGCTCAGAAACAGGCCGGCTCGCAAAACTTTCGGGGTCTCACGAGCCTCAACCCAGACGCGCCCAAAGAAGATCGCGGGCGTGAGAGCGGGGGCAGGTGAGCTTTAATCAAACGACGCCCACACGATACACCCGGAGGGGTGTTTGTCAACATCAGCGCAGCAAAAAAACTCGGGCCAGGGTGACGTTAGTTCTTCGCAGCGAGCGGAGAAGTGCCGCGCCTCGCGGTTAGCGGCGTCCTAGCCTGAGTTTGTAGAAGAACCTCAGCAGACTTGTCGCGGGGTTAAAGCTCACCATGGACGCGAAGCGTCCTTGTAGAGGCCCGTCCATGGTCTCGCGGCCATGGAAGTCTGCTGAGGTTTTAAGCCTTTAGCTTGGGGTCTGACTCCTGTAGGTATTTCCAATGAAGTTGGATCGATGTTTCGCAGTGATCATTCAGTGCCGGTAGGCGATGAGCGATCTTGCTGAGCAGTACGATCTTGATCCTCGCGAGGGCACGACTGGCACCTAACTCAGTCATTTCCCATGCGTCCTGATCGTCTCCAACTTCCGTCGCGTGGTTAAATTTGCACTCGCGAAGATCCCAGATTGCCTCGTACAAAAAACGCTCTTCGTCGGTTAGGTCGATCCCCTCAAATTCATCCATTGAGGCCCTCCACTAGAGGCCCGCCTAACACCTCACGTTGCCATTTGTACGCTGCCTCGCGGAGCTTTCTCCGGGCGTCATCCTGGCTCGCAGCTGCCTTCATTTGCTGCTGACAAGCGCGCGCTCCCTGCTCGACTACGTTCTGCCGCTGCTTTTGCAGCAGCTTGTTTAGGTTGACTGGCAT